AGACTTTTTAAGCATATCTCATGCCACGACACTGTCTGTTAGGGAAGCAGTACGAATAGGGGGGAGCGCAGCAGGTACTCCCAATAGACTCCCCATCTCAGGATTCTCGCTGTAATGAATCACCGATGTTCATGCCACATCCACTTAGTGGTAACCTCCGCCTTCACTGTATTAAGAGTTACTTGGAGACTATTTACCTGACAAAGATAATATCAAAACATTGTGAACCTTCCTAAGACTAGGACGTCCTCCCATCGTGACGAATTTAATCATCAACATTCTCATCTATCCACCCCAAGGCGAGTTCCGGGTTTTCACGGCGACGACACATCATGTCCTCTAATGAATTATGAAATCCGTAAAACTCAAAGTAATCCCGCCAAACTGGTTTTGCCATATCCCAGCAACGAATCAACACATGGTCCACCACTTGAGGCTTATCCAATTTGTTGAAAAATCTCTCCAATTCCTTCTGCTCATCTACAGCCATGTTGTACAACCTAGACACAAGTATCCTGGTGTTTAACCCTGGCTCACGGTATGAGACATCTGACTTGATAGCTTCTATGAGTTGATCTTTCTCATAGAGAGTGAAGCTCTTATCATTCACATTGTCAAGGACTTTAAGCAGTCTGGTATGGGCTCGGCGTGTCGCTCTGAGCACATAACATGCGAATGAACCAATAACGGGACAGCCCCGGTATTGATGTGCCAAGGAATAAGCCTTAGCACGGCTTAGCATCTCAAGCCTGATTTTCTTAGCTTTAACATCTGTTCGTTTAGTCCACCCGAAGTCAATTAAAACTTCCCTCGGGTCCGTAACGTTAACAAGATCGTGCTCATCAAAAACATTACCACAAAAACTTGCAGTCTGAATATCCGAGCAAAGATCGATCTTGCAACGAAACCCTAAATCCTCAAATGTGGCTGTGGTCAATCTGGAATTATACGGAACAGAAAATAAACCGTCATCACCTTCGACTACAACCCCGTGTATGTGAGTACCTACACTTTCTGCGGCAAATAGTATCAGCATCAAATTGCTAAATCCATTGCCCAAACTGGTGCACATCTCACCACTCATTCTCTTCCCTCGTATATCAGCAGTGACGCCACCCCCCTTCAAAACGAAAAATTCCTCGCAGAGGGCGTACTTAATAAGTTGATAAGCGTTTCGGCCTTCAGTAGTTCCACTCAACATGTATTTATATAACTGCATCTCACACATAAATTGCATCTGACTAGTAAAATGACTCTCAAAAGAGGAGAAGTCAGTCGAATAATATTGTGATCCATTATTATAAATTTTCTCCAGCAAGTATGCCGGACGATCCATTACTGGAACATATTTTATGAATTCTTGACGTTTGAACAGCACCTGTTCAATCGCTTTGAAATAAGGACCGGTTAAACATTTAAAGAGATCAGTTCTAGCATTAATGAATCTAGGCATCTTGTACTCCAGATATGATTCATCCTTTATAAAAGAATTAACTTTCCGGATCCAAGGTGCTAGTCTAATGTCAGTCTTAAAATACTCTTCTCGTGTATGACGTAACTCGTCCTTTCTACTGTTGGTGTAATTAGTCTGAGACAACCAGACTTCGAAATCATAATCGGCACACACTAGTGGCTTCAAATTCTTCCTAATCCAGCGATGTACAAAGAGTCTAAACGCACGTTTAACAATTCTATTGCCTTTTGGCGGGGATCTCAAAACGCGCTTACTAATTCCAAACACATTGGAATAGACATCACGAAAATCAACCCGGGGCAAGGCGAAACCGAAGATATAAATGGGCAACGAACGAGACACAGGGCCATCTTTATCGGGTTTTTGAAATCGGTCAATCTTGGGGCAAAAATCCACAGTGATTCTCTCCTCAAGACGAACTTCATTTACTCGGTACCCGTAAAGAAAAGTCAGGCTCGGTAACTTTAGTTTAAATTTTGGACAGGAGCAGGCGCAGACTGTATTTGCTGAATAACTTCATACATACAGTAACAATCATGCCATATATCAGCACCAGACAAAAACTGATCTCTTGTCAACATAACATGATTTGTGCGCCCAGTCAAGGCCGTCCGAACACGGAGTTGGGCCTCTTCCTTGGAATATTTAGGACCGGAAATGACGGGAGACATCACACTCGCCATCACTTTCACATCAATTACGAATATTTCCGCACGTAATGATCTGCCTCTCGCATCTTTAACCTGGTGAAGGCAGAGAACCAGTTCAGGGGCTTCGTATGGAATTTCTTTATCGCGCTTTCCATTCTGAAGCATATCATAAGGCAATAAATCCTCGGTATAGTCAATCTCCACCCTACGTATCGGTCTGACCGTAGACGTAATTCGTGGAATGTTAAAACACCGAAGGTATTTGTGATAAACACTCACATTACTAGCTGATTCGGTTGAAAAGGTCAAGAATTTCAAATCTGATTTGATAAACTCACCCATTCGAAGCCTAACAAAATAAGCAGGAGTGTAATTAAAACGGAGATCAGTATTGAAACCAATCTTATGCCAAAAGGTAAATTCAAAATTTTGAGGCACTAAACTGTCTCTATAACCCATAAAGAAGACAACACCAAAGCACAGCATTATTGTCAACATCGCCAGCGCTACGCTGATTCCCGTCGCAAGTAACATGCCGGAACTATTACTTTGTGAGTAGAGCCCTCCGAGCACACAGGGGGCGACTACAGCAAGTAACAAGAAGAAAGAACACAGTGCAATAATCGGTACACGATAAACGCGCACTTTCTTCATGTCTACGAAGAC